CCTGCGCCACCCATATCAGCAGCGAACTGATAGATCTCATCGAAAGGGCGGACCATACGGTATGGGATATGATGGTAGAAGTTACCTTGTTCACCCTTGTACTGGATGACCTTTGCAACAAAATCTACATCACGCAGGTCACCCTGAATGAACTCGTTTGCTTCAGTCTCAGAATACTCGGGTCGTTTCAGATCAACACCACGAACCCAATACCCTTCTGACCTTAGTCGTTTCACCATGTGACTACCAATGAAACCACCTGCACCGAGAACCAGTGCAGTCTTCTTATACTCAGTCATAACATCCATGAATTACTTACTATGTATTCTTAAAAAATTAGTAGACTTCACACATCATATCAAGTCCTGTGTCAATGTCAAGTTTAGGTACGAACCCAGTCGCGTTGAGTTTGTCCACGTTCATTGTGAAGTTCTTGATCTGTAGATAGTCTTGATCGTCAGGGAATGGTACGTCAATAATCTCACTCGTACTACCTACCTTCTCCTTACAATATTCAATGATCTCTTTAAAGGAACGTGATACACCCGTTCCAATATTATAGATCTCGTTCTTATCTCCATTCACCATGAGTTCATCCATGGCTCTACATACATCATCAACATACATGTAGTCCTTCTGATAATCACCACCACCGTACATCTTAATCGGATCGTTCTTCTTTAGACATCGAATCAAATACCCAAGAACATTCTTACCTTGAGTAACTGTGGGATCGATACCAAATACGTTTCCAATCCTAAAGATACGATAGTCAACACCAAAAGTTTTACAGTATGAAATTACCAATGACTCTGCACATCTCTTGGTGATCGAATAGAAACCTGTTGGATTACAGGGATCATCTTCCTTAGCATCGATGATGTCATTGTCGTAAACAAAACCCGAACTCACAAAGTTGAATACAGTATCAGTTCTCTTACAATGTGACAACACCTCAGTCAAGATCTTCAGATTAGTATCAATGTCGATCTGCAGATCCTGGAAGACATTCTGATTCGTTGTTGTACTGATGAAGTACAGAATGTCAGACGACTCAGGATGTCTCTGACCACGAGGGATAGAAATATTACCAGGATACATTCGACAGTAATTACTACCAATATATCCTGTAGCACCAAATACAGACAGATTATTCATACTTATCACACTCCTCTAGAGTCTTACCTCTCTTGTCTTGTCCCGACAGAATCGGTGTTGATGTTTCCCAATCAATATCAAGTTCAGGATCATTCCACAGAAGGACACGACCATGTTCCTTATAGTAATACTCAGTTGTCTTGTAACAGACATGTGCTCTGTCACTCTTGACATAGAACCCATGAGCAAATCCTTCTGGTACCCACAACATCAACTCAGGTCGATGAAGATCCACTTTGAAATGTTCTCCAAAGGTGTTGGACGACAATCTCAGATCAACGATGACATCAGTAATCCAACCCTTCATACATCTGACCAACTTCCCTTGTGGTTTATTGACCTGATAGTGAAGACCACGAAGTACATTCACCGTTGATGATGAGTGATTGTCCTGAACAAACTCTACATCGAGTCCAATCTCAGCAAAGTCTCTCTTATTGTATGACTCAAGGAAGTATCCACGATCATCATAGTGCCGTGGTTGTTCGATGATGTATGCACCATCGAGAGGAGTGTTAATTATTTTCATAATGGAGAATAGTTTTGAGAAGTCCAGTTGCGATGTCAGTCTTTGGTGACCAATCAATTTCAGTCATTATTTTTTTGTTTGATGTCGAATATCTCACATCATGTCCTGGTCTATCATCGACAAACTCAATAGGGTGATCAGGTCTATTCATGAGATGAAGAATGTAATTGACGAGATCAATGTTTCTCATCTCACACTCACCACCGATATTGTACCTGTCACCAACAGTACCATGATTCCACAATTTAATCAAGGCATCACAATGATCCTCAACATAGATCCAATCTCGGATTTGTTTACCATCACCATACACAGGGATGGGTTTTTTATTTCGGACATTACTGATGATCTTAGGAATCATCTTCTCACGGTGTTGTCTCGGTCCGTAATTATTTGAACAGTTTGTGATGATAGTAGGAAGACCGTATGTCTTATTGTATGCATTCACAAAGTGATCACTTGCAGCCTTAGAAGCTGAATATGGATTCCGTGGTTCGTATCTTGATTCTTCGTTGAAAGAACCTTCAGAGATAGAACCAAACACCTCATCAGTAGAGATGTGCATAAACCTTTCTACCTCTTTCTCTAATGCAAGTTGAAGTAGATTGACTGTACCAATGACATTAGATTGGATGAATGGTTTACAGTCTTTGATTGAATTGTCCACATGACTCTCTGCAGCCAAGTGAAAGATGTCTGTAAAAGTTTCTTGATCGAAGAGATACCTGACTGCCTCTTCGTCGGCAAGATCAGCCATATAGATCTCTACGTTATCAGGAATGTTATCTTGATTTGCTGCATAAGAGAACTTGTCAACACAAACAAGTCTCTCATTGTATGGAGCTAATTGTCGGAGAAGACTACTCCCGATAAATCCTGCACCACCAGTTACTAGAATTGTCATTTTTGTTCGTACTTCTCCAACAGTTTAGGTGAATATTGCTCTGGTTCTCTAACTTCAGGTCTCTCTTTAAGTTGATCTCTCTTCAGTTTCTCCAGTATATAAACCCTATTACGGAGTTCGGTAGAAGAATACTTATGCTGTCTCTTGTGATAATGAATCTCAATATCATTATCGATACAATAATCTTTACCTGTAAAGTCTCTATCCTTATACTCCTCACTCAAGAATCGGATGTCGATCTTCTGGGTCTTGATCATATTCAGAAGATCTTCTTCCGTCTCATAGACCAAAATCTCATCAACGTATCTACAACCCTGTACCTGTACATATCTCTCGTACACACTTTGGGTTGGTTTGTTCTTGATACCTGGTCTGTCGATTGTGGGATCAACCTGAAGAGCTACGATCAACCAATCACATAACTCCTTCTCCATCTTCAACATCGTCACATGACCAGCATGAAACAGGTCAAAGGAACTACAATTAAATCCAATCTTCATTATAAAAGATCATACCACATGTATGTATTGTATGAAAAAAGGAGGCCTTTGTCAAGACCTCCTTCACGGGCTCCATGCACGCCAAGTTATTTTTATCACTGAGTAATAACTAAATCTCAGGCGGGAGTTTCCTCCATCCGCACCAACTAATCTTTGGAGAATTAGTAAACTCAGTTGGGTCTAGTGACTCCACCACTTAGTTTTACGAACCAAGAAACGCGGGAAGAAGGGGACCTTCTACCGACCAGGGCATTTTTAGAGTCAATCCGTGACTGATGTCAAAGTGTTCCCTTTGAAAGCTTGGAGATATTGAGACCTTCATTCATCTTCAAAACTCTGACGAGTTCATCAAACTTACCTTCAAGACCAGTAGGTGCTGCTGCAGGTGCCTCAGCCTTTGCTTGAAGTTGTGCCTTGAGTGACAGAACTTCAGTCTCAAGAGCTTTCAGTCTCTTCTCAACTTCCTGATCATACTGACTCATGTATGCACCAGAAGCAGATTTTTTACTCGTTGCCATGATAGATTAAAAATTATTCTAACCTATTTATTTGATACCTTGTCTTTAATGTAACAAGGTACGCGATCAGGGTCTAACCACTTTGTGTATTCAAAGTCTTCCATGGCAGTCAGAAGTTGCATCTGATTGTCAAGAAGATACATGTCTGAGTATCGTTTAGTATACTCATGTGCTTTTTGAATACGGAAATCGGGGAACCCATTTTCAAGGGTTCCACATTCAACATAACGATAGGGGAATCTCTCAAGGAGAATCTTCATCACTCCACCTCTTGGAGTTCCAGATCTTCTGCCAGACAATCGATGAGGATATCATAATCGTCCAGAGGGTCACCAGAAAAAGTTACACCATCGTTCTCATAAAACTTACGAACCTTTTTGAAAAGTTTCGGATTCTTTACGTCAAGGTAGAAGTCCCCATTCACTGCGGAACGAAGAGTCGTGATGTCTTTTTTAAACTTAGAAGTGATTGTCATTGTCTTGCGTGTTGACCTTAGTAGTATAAGGGTTTTGACTGTTTGAGTCAAGAGGACAGTAATTAAACTGTCCAATAGGGGTTGTGAGGATCGAACTCACCTTAGGTAAATTATGAGTTTACTGCATTCACCAGATTGCTAAACCCCCAAGGTAGGACTGCTGGGAGTTGAACCCAGGTCACACCGTTATAAGCAGTGGGCCTTAACCGTTAGGCGACAGTCCCTTAGGAGGCTTCGTTGTGGTCGGTATACATTTTATAAAGGTGATCGTCAGTGGACATCATCACTGCCGCGTTACCGTTTTCATTTACTATTCCAAATATTTCCCCATTCTCTACTCTTTCTATAAGCTCGTCCCAGTTCTCTTGAAACTCTTGTACCGAGAATACTTCCATCAGTTTCTTGTGGTTGATTTATTTATTTTACCTCAAGAAACTGAGTACGTCAAGGAGTGTCAGTTACAAAATTAGAGGATGCCATATTAGTCATTGTCTGGTCTGCGTTTCCTACTTGATCACTAATGGTTGGGAAGGTATCGCCATCACCCATTCTATAAACGTGAGCAGCTGATGGACTGAAGGTAGTAAGGTCAGTTGGTACTCCAGAGTTGTAGAGACTGGAAACTTGAGATGATGTAAGTTCTTGGTTCCAATATCCAAACTCATCAATCAGAGAACCTTTCAGATAGAAACCAGATGGGTTACGACCAAACCCAATATATACAGGTTCAA